AAGGCTGGCGGGGCGTTCACTGTCCCGACCACCACTGGCGTTGGCCCTTTCATTTTCCCGCCTGCTCCCGGTGGCATAGGTGGCACAACTGCGCCGACCGCAGGCGGTCCCGGCACCAACGGCATCCGTCCGGTCCCTGGCCTGAATTATTTCTACGGCGGCACGGGCGGAGCATCTTGCGGCCTGTCCGTCACTCCGACCGGGGCGAATGGCGGTGCCGGTGGCAACGGTGCTTTTGGTTGCGGCGGCGGTGGCGGCGGCGCAGCGTTTACAGGAAATGTCGCTGGTGTTGGTGGGCGCGGTGGCGATGGTATCTGCATCATAACGTCTTGGTGAGCCCATGTTTGGCTCACGCCCACTAAGCAGCCTCCCACTCTCTACAGACCTCGGAAATACCCCGTTCAATCAAACGAATTGGGTAAATCCTCCCGGCCAACCCAAGCGTGATTGGGCAATAGCCTCTCAGGTTCTGGGAACGGCGATTGTCCTTATTACCGTCTTTTCGACCTATGTTGATCGGACGCCGCTTATCAGGCGTCCAGACCCCTTACCACAAGTTCAGAACACGCAGCCCCTTGGGTCTGCAATCGCGCTTACAAGCGTTGTCGTTGCCCAAGACCCGCTTTCCAAGGTTAGCTGGCCTAACCCGGATTCTCTTAAATACCCCCAACAAACTCAGCCTTATGGCTCTGCCGGGGTTCTTAATGTTTTGGTTGGGCACGATGCGCTCCCCAAAAACCAAAACTACTGGCCTAACCCGCTTCTCCCTCGCCAGCCGATCCAAACCCAGCCGATTGGGTCTTGGTCGGAGTTAATACGCGATACCAATACTTACGCCCCGCGTACTCCGATTATCCGTCGAATTGACGCTTTAAGGCAGCCCGTCCAGACCCAGTCGCTAGGGTCGCCCCTTGCTATTAATACTGTTGTAGTTGCCCAGGCTCCATTCTCTAAGACGGACTGGCCTAACCCGCGCGGGCCAAAGCAACTTGCCCAGACCGACTTGCTGGGCTCATCGGTGCTACAGGAACCCCAGTATCTCCTACGGCGCGGGCTTTCTTATAACTATGCCAAGCCGAAACAGCCTGACAAAACGCAGCCTTTGGGTCTGCCGACCACACTTTTCCCGGTTGACACCAATACCTATGCCGCCCGTGTCCCGCTTGTCCGTCAAATTGACGCTCTAAGGCAGCCCGTTCAGACCCAGCCTTTGGGCTCCAATGTCAATATAACGACCGTTCCGCCGACGCCGTATCTGATGTGCCAACTTGATTGGCCAAACCCCCAGATTCCGCGTCAGCCCTATCAGATCAATACTTGGAACGTCCCGCTTTCCATCTTGGTCACTATTCCGGTCCCTGACCCGATTGAGCTGTTCGATACCCATGACGGGGGACCAAAGAAGCGCCACGAACACGATAGGAAGCGCAAAAAGCTCATTGACGACGAACGGGAGCGTAACGAACTACGCCTCGCCCAGATCATTGCTGCCTTTGGGCAAGTAATCGAAGGGAAAGTTTCACGTGAAACAAATACAGAGCAAGTAATCGCTGTAGCGGAGGAAATTGTCCAAGCCGCGTCTAACGTATTGGAAATAAACACAAAGTCCGATGAGGAGTTTGCCAGCCTACTTTCCGATCTTGATAAATTGGATCGAATACTTGATGATTACTTGGAAGCAGATGATGAGGATGTCTTGATTTTGCTATGAGTTATAAGGCTGTATTCATAAAGGGCCACGGATTAGTTGCCGAATACTGTGATGGTGTGCTAACATGGTCGAAAGAGGGGGGTTTTGAGCAAGATAATTGCTCAGGGCCGCAGGTAATTCGGGACATCGGGCCATATAAATCAATGATTGACGGCTCAATTATCGACGGACGCAGACGCCACAGGGACCATCTCAGGGCTCACGGCTGTATCGAAGTCGGTAACGAGCAGATGAAAGTCACCTCTAGCCCGGTTTCCAAGGATACCCGCAAAAAGACGATGCACCAGATTTTGGGCGATTGTTCGGATAGGGACGTTCAGCGCATGGTTAAGCGCGAGATTGAGATGCGCCGCCAATGAGTGCTATGGGTGCCCCCGATCCCGACTCTCGGCGCAACATTATTGCGCAGCAGCTTGAAGCTTTGGGCGACGAGCCGCATTTGGTGGCTAGGGAAGACGGGAACGTACCGGAAACTGACAAATCGTCACCTGATAAGGTGTCAGAAACTGTCACCCAAGAGCGCGCTAGGGACGAAACCGGCAAGTTTGTCGCAAAAGATACCAAAGACAATAAGCAGGTTAAGGTTAATGAACCAGAGTTGCCGCTGGTGAGTTCCTCGCCCCCAGCAGCGACGGCTCCGGTGGTTGAGCCCCCCGTGTGGGAGCGCCCACCGGCAAGCTGGAATAAGCGCCAAGACCTTTTAGACCCTTGGAAGAACGCCGACCAAAAACTCCGGGAAATGATCTGGACCCGCGAGGAACAGATGAATGCCGGGGTTATGCCCCTCAAGGAGAAGGCCAAGCTGGCTGACGCTATCAATCAGGTAGCCGAACCCTATATGAACACAATCCGGGGCATGGGGATTGACCTTCCCAAGGCTGTCCAGGGCTTGATGTACGCGGATAATGTCCTTCGTACCGCCCCCCGCGAACAAGCCAAGCAATACCTTATGCAGTTGGCTCAAAGCTACGGCATCCAGTTGGGCGAGGGTGTGGTTGACCCCAGCGCCCCCCAAGCAGACCCCTATATCCATCAGGTTCGCAACGAGCTTAATTCCGTTCGCGGCGAGATGCAGGCATGGAAGCAGCAGCAGGAAGAAGCTGCCGCAGCCGCTAAGATGGCTGAGATAAACCGTTTCAAACTGAAGGCTGAGTATTTTGATGAAGCCCTGCCCACAATGCAGGCGCTCGCCAATGCTGGCATTTCAGACGACATTGAAGTTTTGTATAATAAAGCAATACGCCTTGATGAAGACCTCTTTGAGAAGGTTCAGCAGCGCACACAAGCGCAGGCTTTGGCTACTCAAAGCGTAGCGGCAGACAAAGCTGCGAAAGCTGCAAAGGCGGCAGCGGTGAGCGTGAAAACCTCCACACCAGGGGCCTCAACGACAACCAAAGCGCAAGATAGACGCGCGGTGTTGGAAGAAGCATTTTCCAGCATAGACGCTCGTCTGTGATTAACTGACAGGAGCTTTTAATGGCATTTGCCAATAGCTCGATCAGTGACATCATTGCGACTACTATTCAGAGCCGCACTGGTGAGCTGGCCGACAACGTAACCAACAACAACGCCCTTTTGCGGGCGCTGAAAGACCGTGGGAACATCAAGACGTTCTCTGGCGGTAACGTGATTTTGCAAGAAATCATGTACAATGATTCCACCACCAACAACACCAACAGCTATTCGGGCTTCGAAACGCTGAATGTGTCCCAGAACTCGCCCATCTCGGCGGCTCAGTTCTCCATTACCCAGTACGCTTCGGCTGTCTCCATCTCTGGCCTGGAAATGATCCAGAACAGCGGTAAGGCCGAAATCATCGACTTGCTCGATGGCCGTATGAACGTGGCGGAAGCTCAGTTGGCGAACCGTATCGGCGGCGACATCTATCTGGATGGCACTGGCAACTCGGGCAAGAACATCACTGGCTTGGCCACTGCTGTCCCGGATGCCCCGTCTTCGGGCACCTATGGCGGCATTGACCGTGCCTCGTTCACCTTCTGGCAGAGCATCAAATATGCAGGCGTGGTCAACGGCGGCGCTGCTGTGACGGCCTCCAACATCCAGTCTTATATGGATGCCTTGGCTGTGCAGCTCATTCGCGGCACCGACAAGCCCAACCTGATCGTAGCCGACAACAACTACTACAAGCTGTATCTCCAGTCGCTTCAGTCCATCCAGCGCATTACGGACTCCGGTTCGTCTATGGCTGGTGCGGGCTTTGCGAGCCTGAAGTACTACGGCGCTGGCATGGCATCTGATGTCGTTCTGGACGGTGGTATCGGCATGGTGACATCGAACCGTATGTGGTTCCTGAACACCAAGTACCTGTTCTTGCGTCCGCATGTGGACCGTAACTTCGTTCCGATTGGTGGTGAGCGCCAGTCCGTCAACCAGGATGCTATCGTTAAGCTGATTGGTTGGGCCGGTAATCTCACTTGCTCTGGCTCTCAGTTCCAGGGGGTTTTGATCGCCTAATAAGCGGTCAGAATAGGAGAAACACATGGCTTACTCTTTCGTTGAACCGATCCTGGGCCTTCAGCAGATCAACCAGTTCGATTCCGGCATTTCGCTGGGACCGACGCCGACCGTCAGCCCGATACCTCCTGCCTATCTCGGCATGATCGTCAAGGCTTTCGACCCGACCTACGGGGTAGGCGAGTTCATTCTGCTCAAGACGGGGAGCGAGTGACTTCTGCTGGGCATTAACCCATGCGTCCATAGCGCGAGGCGACATGGTGGGGTGCGATGCTTGCTCCTCCATCTCCGTAGCCTTGTCGGACATACCAACGCCGCGCATGACGTTTGCGATACTGAGAAGCGCATCGTTACGCTGGGTCATGTAATCCACGAACTCAGGATCGTTAAGCTGACCCTTCATAAAGCCTTGGAGCTTACCGACAAAGGCAACATCGCTGTACTTGAGCTTCTTCCCAGCCTCACGGACATTCTCCAGGACGGTCGGCAGTGCCTCTGCAACATTGATTGTGCGCTGCAAGGATGCGTTGCGAACCATCGCTGCATGGCCCGCGCTGTTGACCATATTAATTTCCGGGTCTTTTAGGGCTATCCCGGCGAGTAGTTTTGCTGTCCGCGAGTTTACGCGGCTGGCGTCAATCCTGCCCGCCGCTATTCCAGCGGTCAGAGCGTCATTTTCTTCTGGTGAGAGGTTGGCGTAGCCGCCGTGAGCACTGCCGCCAGACTGCCTATATTCGCGCAAATCCGCGTTTCTTTGAGCCTCCAGCCGGTTCTGGATTTCCTCTTGTGGGCTAGGCCCAAGCTCATTCTTAGCCTTTGCAACAGCAATAGCCCCTTGGTTCTGAGCCTCTTGCTGCTGTTGAGCGGCGACAGACATTGGAAGATTGCGCTTCCAAAGCTCATCCTCACGCCCCGTCATTCTCTGCTGGACGCCTTGGGCAAGGTCAAAGCCCATGTTAGCTGCCATCGGGTTTGTGCTGCCTTGCATACGGATAGCGTTGGCAAGCTGTTCTTCCGGCGTCGTCGGCCTAGCCTGCGTAGCGTTGGAAATAGCGCCCAAGTTAGGATCGGCCTGGATACCGGGCAATGTGAGTTTCTGCCCGCCAATATCCGTTTGGATAGGGGCAATGTCCGTCTGCTTGATGCCTTGGGCTGCTTGGCCTGGAACCTGATATTGCTTGGAGAGCATGTCAGCCAGTTCCTTGGTGCGCTTGGTCTGCAAATCCGCATAGGCCGTATCGCCCTGCTCCATCATCTTCCTGCCGTTATAGGCTTGGAGAGCCTTAGCCAAGAGCGAGAATGGAGAAATAGGGGCTTGGGCACCGCCACCGCTTTCAATCGGGATTGGCTCGTTAGCCTGCTGCTGAAGCATCTCAGCATAGCGCTGCTGGCGTTGGAGCTTCTGCATCTCCGGGTCGTAGGTCATGTAATTGCCGTTAGGCATGTATCACCTAAAATAACTTAGAGAACCAGCCGCCAGATGGTGCGCCTATAGCCGCCCCACCAAGCATACCCAACCCGCCCATCATGCTATTGTACCCCGCCATCTGCTGGGCATAGGCGTTCTGCTCGTATTGGCCTTGGTTCTGTGCTGCCTGATATAGCGGGGCCGCTTGGGCGCTCGATCCCTGATAATTCTGGAATTGAGGTGTCTGTATCTGTGACCCAGACATCAGAGCCGTGACCTGATTAAGAGGCTGGTTGTAAAGCCCCATAGCTTCCTGAAGCCCTGACTGGTGAGCTTGGGTATCAAGCCCAATGCCCTGCAAAGCAGCCTGGGTATAAAGGTCATTTTCGTTCTGACCCTGCTGCCGCATCTCATTGTTCCAGGCTTCGCTACCAACGGGGATACCCTGGTTAGCCAACCGCTGCGCCTGCGCTTCCCTATTCTGCTGCAACTGCGGATTCAGCCTGCTCATAATGGCCTGCTGGGCCGTCATGCCGGGATTGATAGGGCTCTTAGGAACCCCAGACGCATCAAACGGGGTGCCCATGACGCGCTGGACTTGCCCGATACCCTGTTCTCCAAGGTTGGCAAGCCCAGTCTGCACCCGCTGCTGCGCGTCCAAGGTCTGCTGCGCTTGAGGCGTAAGTGACTGGGTTATCGTGGGCTGATAGTTACCGGCTGGGCCGGTAGTGTCATAAGTAACCGTCTGGTTGCCGTAGGGACTGAAAACATTAGGGTTGCCAAGCGAGGTATTCGCTACGGCTGTCTCCTTGTTTTCAACACCCTGCTGTTTGGCTGCGCCTACATAATCCGGTGTTGCCGGTGCGCTCGGTTTGCCCACTATGCGTACTCCTGTCCAAGAAACCGGCAATCCGATTTCGCAAGGGTGTAGATGATAATATCGCCTGCCGGGTCAGCGTCCTTAACGCGAGCTTCTTCCGTAAAGCCTAGATGCTTCACGAACTTGTTGCTCTTGTCGTTCCCGCTGCTCACAGGCAATATCACTTTGTTGACTCCGCACTTCTCATAGGCGTAGCGGAAGATAGCCCCAAGGTACGTCTTTGTAATTCTTCCGGTGATAGCCATATGCGCGACGACTGAACGCTTGTTCCAGTTTTCGTACATAACGCCCGCAATGATTTCGCCCGTTTCTTTTTGAAGACCAATGGCGGTTGACGTTGTTTCACTGAAAGACCCATTCATCTGCTCTGCTACCCAACGGCCCACTATGGGACCGCTCACTATATTCCGGCCCATCCGGTTTGATACACGATGTCAGTGGAAGCCCACTGGATGTTGATGCCCATACTGGCGCTCTGAAACTGAACAGACGCGCAGTAACCTATTCCCGTTATTCCCTGCCAGTTGTTCTGGACTACAAGCCCAGAACCCCAAAGAGCCGTATCCCATACTGCCGTGTCCCACACCCCCGCAGTAATCGGGGAATAGGTCAGGGGCGATGTCGTAAAGCTGGTATCGAAGTCCACATTGACGCCAACCAAAATAGCTGGGCTCCCATTAGTCAGGAGGCTTGGGCGAGAGCGCGTAAAGTATTTCTTTACCCCGCGTTCCTCGAAGTAGTTAAACGCCTGCTGAACCGCCGTCTGGATGTTTGACGACCCATCTGCATAGGTACTATCCCACGCTCTAACGACTACCCCATTCCCTCCATAGTAGGGAACGTCATTGAACAGCACCCAGCAGTTCGCGGGCCAGCCCGTAAAGTTGCACCAAGTCTTTGTGATGGTGTTCATCACATATTGCTGTTGCGAACCTACCGAAATGGGGACATTGATCCAAAGCGCATTGGTGGCTGGAAACGACACAATCTGCCAACCACGGGTTGAGCCGTAGTTGGAAGATGCTTCCGAAATAGCATTTTGTATCTTGTCGGAAACAGCAGCCTTGGTGTTCAAGACTTGGCTCTGTAAGACCTCCGAAAGCGGGATCAGCCCATCCAAGCAATTTACCAGAACGTCGCCCCCAAACTTCAGGGTGCAACGCTTCCCAATGGGAGCGCCCATCTGCCAGACACCAATAAGTGTCCATGTCGCTGCCGAAGCCGGGTCCGTCCCGCGATAGACAATAATCTCACCCTCGCTGGTGATGAACACTAGGTTATCGTCTAAGCCGTACCCGGCATCCAAAGACAGGACATCCATAGCAACCAGATACCCACCCTCGCGCGCAATAGAGCGAAGGTCGTATGCCGAAGCGGCCCCACCTACTGCCTGAGTGGGCAAATACCATGCCTTCAATGTGTTCTTTTCAATGAACCAAAGCCGGTTCTTAAACAGCAAGACATTATCGAGGGTTGTAGTAGTTACCCCCGTAATAGCTGGGGTGCTCGCCCCATCAATCGCCGTCCAAGTCGTGCCGTCATAAAGGCGGGGCTTATCTACCCCATTCACGCAATAGAGATAGTTTCCGCCAGAAGTGGAGATATTGGCGTATTCCCACCAAGCATTGGTCAGTCCGGTTACACTGGTAACAGTAGCAGCACCAGAGGAAGTAACATCGTAGATGCTAAGACCGGTCGCATCTATGGCGAACATCTTGGATGTAGCCGCGCCGTTATAATCCATTACGGTCTGGACTTGCCCACTCATCCCCGTTGCCCAATTCGTAGCGCCGCCACGAATGTTTACGCTTGAGGTGGAGGGGAACATATTGGTTAGGGTAATGGCGTCGATAGGTGCCATCTCTGCGATGGTGTCGCGCGCATTCCAGCCCCCAACAGGGGCGGGCAAGGATGCTACCTTGGCATTCGCCTTCTGTATTAGGTGGGAGTAGCCGCGCGGTCTCATGTCGGGAAGCTGTCAGGGATGTTGTTCCACCCCAAAAGTATCTGACCGGGAGAGGGCGCAAACGAAAGGTTCGGGGCGCTCATATCCTGCGCCATGACGGTTTGGAGTTCCGTCATATAGTCCCGATAAATCGCGGTTGTGTCGAAGCCCTTGGCCTGAAAATATTTAAGCTTGGTGCTCAACACCAAAAGACGATCTGGATAAATCGCCGTGTCGGTATCGACCGTAAAGCTCGTCTTGGCCGTCCCCGCAGCATTATAGGCCCAAGCATTAGAGCGATACTCAAAGCCAAGGTTTTCCGAGTTGGAGAAACCCGGCCAAATCTGGAAATACTGGCCTAGCAATCTCCAACGGACGCGGGGGCCAGTCGAGATATACCCGCTCTGAATCCACTCCCATTGCTGGGCGTCTTCCGGTCCCAACATCTCCCAATGTTTTGACTTATCCCATTGAGTGCGAGGAACAATCGAGTCGTAATCGCTGGGAAGCGCGTAACGGCACTTTTGGAAATAGATGGTTCCCGCCGTAGCCGCAGAAGTCGGGTACTGAGAGGCAGTAACCTGGGTGGACGAATCCACGCTCTCTACAAACGTAGCATTGGGAAACCCAGCCCCTACAATCATGTAGGTGGTGTCGATAGCCGATGTGGACGGGATTGAAGTAACTGTCCGCGCCGCAGTCGTATATGTCCCGGTTGTCGTGAGATAGGACGTAAAGAAGCTGTATTGCTTGGTGAGAGCCCGCCAGTCGTGCTTACGCAGTAACTCGTACCCCGAAGCGTTAAGCAGGGCGAGAATCTGGATAATGTCCTGGCTGGTATTCCCGGCTACCGAAGTGGGAGTTGTGACCCCTAATTCATTGGTTACCTGAGTCACCAGTTGGAGCATCGTGCTCGACATCTTCGATTACTTTCCTGGGTCTGCCGGGGCCACGCTTTTCGGGCTCAACAGGCCGGTTATTGATTTGTTCGATAAGTGCCGCCATCTGGGTTTTCAGGAAACCAAGTTCTTCCTTGGTCCGGTTCAACTCAACGCGGTCTTCATTGGTCTGAGTCGTATTCTTGGACGCCAGATAGGCTCGCGCACGTTCACGCAAACCAGCCGCACCCATACCAACCTTCTGAACCTGCGTATCCGTCATGGACGCGACCTGTTCCACAGACTGGAACTTCAGCAAGTGAAGCTCCGCAATCTGGTGACCAAGCGCCGAATCATCCGGGTTGTCCTTGGCCCAATCCGCCAGCGGAGTACCAAAAACCTGCCCCTCGTTTTTCTTCATCTGGTAAAACAGCCAGTGGCGAGGAAAGCGTTGCTTATCCTGTTCGCGTACCGGCTGATCCCACTGATGGGTTTTGTCACCAGGGATGAGGATTTTCACGAAGTCCGTAGGCACTTTCGTCCCAGGCTTTACCTCATAGAGCCGTTCATAGAACTCCACATGAAGCTGGGCATCGCCGTTGGAAACATCGCTATCAAGAGGCATGGGTACTCCTTTTAGGCCGTCAGAACTGACGCCCAGGTGGTGGACGAAGTAGCAAACAGGATCATCGTCTTGGCCGTGGCGATAGTAACGGACGAAGCCGCCGCATTCACGGTCGATCCCGACTGGGGATAGATCGTGACGGTCTGTCCGCTGTCATTACGGATGCCAACCATTGCGCCAACCTCAGTCGGAGGCAATGCAACGCCGGTCGAGGCGCTGGATGTGGTGATGGTGTTCCACACAGCAGAAAGCTGCAAAGCGGTCGCCAGATTGGTGCCTACGGCAACCAAGCCAGTCGCACCGTCGCCGCAAATAGAGGTAGTCGCCAAGGGCGAATTACCAGAGGCGAGAACTCTTGAAGGAATGGGCATGATACGTCCTTTCTAGGCTGCTTCCGCAGCGGTCAATCTGTTGTTTTCATCCACGACCGCCCGCAACAACCCGTCACAGTTGACCGTGATAAGACAGCCAAGATCAATCAAATCCCCGGCTGTCTTCTGGAATGTCTGCGCCTGCTGAAATAGGCAAAGCGTGGTGGTGAATTTCTTGCCGGCGTAAGTGACAACAATCGTGTTGTGGTCAAGTCGCTTGTGAACTAGCTTGGAGCCGACATCTACCGGGGCAGCATAGGCATGGTCTTGCCCATCATCTGCGTAAGAGCTGTCATATCCGTAGCAATGGATAGCCCTGTACCCCATGGAATAAGCAACACACATGGCGCTTAGACCAACAGTGATACCGCCACCCACTAGGCAGTAATCATCGTCAAACGGCGGGATTTGTTCTTTCACGCCGTCAACGTCCAGATGCCACAAAGTAGCGTCAGGAAGCGCCTTTAGGATGCTTGGATGGCATTGCGAGGCTACCAAATGCTCTTTGGCCTCCCCGATGTAATCAATGAGAAGGGGCTGCGGGTCCAGCAAAACCTGATAATCAGGAGTGATGCCGTTGTCGTTCAGGAACTTACAGGCGCCGTTCAAGGCAAAAACCTTTTGCCCGTGTTCCTGACGCATCCGAACACCATCGAGATTCTTACGCAATGAGGGGCCGCCGCCGACTAAAACGGCAGCCCCATCATGCGCTGGAATGGCCTTTGCCCAACGCCGGGTAGCGGCACAGTTCTCGCGTATCTGCGAAAACAGTTCCTCATCCGGCGCAATGCAAAAGACCTCAAATTCCATTAGGTGATACGACCCTGAGCGTGAGGCCGGTTAATCAGAACCGTGCAGACAATCGCCGCCGTGGCCGCAGTAGCCTGCAACCAAGAGGAGAGAATCTGCTTACCGGCGCCGGCAGACACGCTGCCAACAACCTTGCCAGCCGTTCCAGAGATACCAACCGATGCAAGCGCGTTCATGTACTTGTTGGAAGGCTTGGAAACAACGGCGGTGCCGTCGATCTGATACCACGAAAACACCGTTGCCGAGGTATTTGCCGCCATGGACACGGCAAGGGGCCGCGCCAAGTTGGCCGTCGAAGGGCACAGTGCCGTGGCGTAGGTCGTCGGGTCGTAAGTGACCAGAGAGCCTACAACCGTGGAAGCAACGCCCTTGAGCAGAATGAACTCACCGACGCCATAAGTCGGGTCGAAAGCCTTCTGAATCATGCCGAGATAGGCGGGCGGGGTCGGGACGGCGGAAGTGCCGTTTGCCATCGTGACGCCAGAATCGGTATTTGCGATCTGCAAAACGCCGATAACGGGTTCAATGAAGGAATAAGCCATTTTAGTTCTCCTTAAAGAGAATAGTTTTTCCAGTCTTGATACGACTGACCGCTGTCTGATGAATACCAAGACGGTTGGCAATAGTTTGCTGGCTATATCCCTCGGCTAAAAGGCGCAAAACCCCATTAGCCTGTTCTCTAGTCAAAGGACATTTAGTGCCTCGACGGCGCTTCTCGTCCATATCGCGAACATTAGCGATGCTATCACCAAGAAAAAGATGCTTTGGATTTACGCATTTGCGGTTATCGCATTTGTGCAAAACCCAAAGTGATGGCGGAACCTTTCCAATGAATAGCTCATAGGCAACACGATGGGTCTGCGCCTGGCGTTTACGGAAATAGAATTTCCCGTAACCATCGCGGTGCAAAGTAGATGTCCATTCGTGACAACCGGATTCCACTATTTTTACTTTCTCCAAAAACCGTTTCTTTTCATCGACTGGTGGCCTACCTGCTGGCATTTGATTTCTCCTCTAATGTCGGGAGAAGAAAAGTAATTCATAGCCAGTTTGTAAGCAACCGATTAAGCGATCAGGCTATCAAAACTCCCTGGAACTGAGAGCCGGAGCAGGTGAGATTGCCGGCCCAACCGATCAGCTTAACCACCGCGTCTTGGTTGACCGACTGACGCTCGCCGCCAATCGGAACGAAATTGCGATCCACATGGGGCCTGAACCTCAGATACTTGGTGTTCAGGAACCACATGCGGTTGGAAGTGACCATGCCGATACCACCGTCCAGAATGACATCGGAAGCCATCCCGGCGCCGTAATACTTCAGGCTCGCAAAGCCCGCACCAGCCATGGACGAACCGGAGTCCGTAATGCGCTGGATGGACTGGAGAGACTGAAGATAGAACTTGTAGTAGTTGTTGTCGGCCACGATCAGGTTGGGCTTGTCGGTGCCGCGAATGAGCTGAACCGCCAAAGCATCCATATAAGGTTGGATGTTCAGGGCCGTCACAGCGGCGCCGCCGTTGGTAACACCGGAGTACTTGAT